TTGGCGTGATTGGAGTTGTAGAACTGTGGGATACACAGACGATTTTGATTAACCATCTCACCGACAATAGTCATCAGTTGTTTTTCAGAAAGTTCAGATACGAGTTGTTGAATTTGTTCTTGTGTCATTGTGTTGTTGTTTTCCATACCACAAATATATGGCAAAGAAATCTTACTGCCAAAAAAACCCCCACTATTTTTCAAGCGGGGGTCAAAAAAATTACAGACAGAATTTAGAACTTATCTAAATATACCAATAAATATCATTATTTTTTGGAATCGTCTTTACTGAAGAACTCTCTTATCTTTTTGTTTAATTCAGGGTCGCCTTGTTTCTGATAGATTATTCTGACGATTGTATATGCGATTGAGACGATGAGTAAAACTATCTTCAATAATGATTCAATTTCAACAAATGACAGAGTCATAACTCCAGCATTCAGTAGCATAACTTTGTCCCAAATAATTTGTTTCATAATCATAAATATCATTATACAACCGATACACCATATCTCTTATTAACCTTGTCTATGAATTGTTGATGTATGTCTCCTTTTATATCATATCCCAATCTTTCCAATGTTATATAACCTTGTTCTTGTTCCCAATCCAATAATATTGGTGGTCTATCCTCAGCATTCTTTCTACACTCCTTACAGTTATATGCCAAATTGAATGGTGGTTTGGAATTGTCTGAATGGAAATGTTCTCTTGTCTTGAAGTCACGACACAGAGAACATCTATAAGTCCATTCACCTTGACCATTCATTACTCTTCTGTTATTTCTCTTTTTTGCCATTTAATGTGTCACATCAGATTTAATCATAAATATATGAATGTCCTGATACTCCAGTTTTTCTATACCCCATTGTGTCATAAAATCTTGAATCATTTTAAGAGGATTTGAGACACTTTCTTCTTTTGGTTGAGGGTTGGTATTAACTTCAACGTCCCACCATCTCCTTGAGTGTCTAATGTGGTTTATATGACATCTTGATACACCAAATGCTTTACCAATCTGTCCATCAGTTAAATCAGTTGTTTCACAAATCTCTTTTATTTGTGCTGCTGTCTCATAGTTTAATTTAATTGCTCCTTTCTTGTCTTGGGTCATTTTCTGTAATTTTTATATTTGTTTAATGTGAGTCATCACAATAATAAATATACACATTATCAGTTTTTTTGTGTATATTTATGTATAAATGTAGTAAATTATGGAACAAACATCAAATAGAAATCTGAAGACTGTGACAATACCTGAACCAATATATGCTGAGTTCAAGAAGTATTGTAAGGAGAATGGACTGGTAATCAAAACAATCGTTGGTATGTTAATCAAGGATTATATGAAAAATAATCAGTGAGTATTTACACTTTTGTAAATCACTGATATATTTATGACTATACTTCAAGATTGGATTCAGGTGTTGTAAGGACTTTCACCTCCAAGACAAGAAGTAATACTCTTTAAATCTCGCTATGGTCGTTCTAGGGACTTATGACCAATTGAGAGCCTCAAAACTACTTCAGTAGTTAAGAAAGGTAGAGTTCCCCTCCCCTACATAACACTCTTAATTGAGTGGGGGGCCTGGGGGGACTTAATTTTTCTACCTAAAACTACTGGTCTATTACTCTCTACTGTTCGCAGCAATCAACAACATACTTCTTGGAAAGAAAGTCCTTCATCAGTTTGACTGGTAATTCAATATGATGTATATTTGTAATACAAACACAAAACCAATACAAAAATGAAATCTCAACCAGAAATTGACAGAAGAATTGCTTACAGAAGATTTATACAAATTGTATCATCCAAACAAACGATGAATAATCTTCAATTCAACCAAGAAATTGTAACTGAATACTTAAAACCAGAGAACCGATGAAAGTAACAGATTTAAGAGTAATCAAAGAACCAACAGATGAATGGAATGTAACCCAATATTATGTTGTATTGGATAATACCAAACAATGTATAACTTGGTGGTCAGCACATTATGATGATTTGGAAATTGGTGATGATGTTGAATTAATATCAGAAAGTGGTGATATGAAATGGAAGGTTGATAATAATATGATGATTGTCAAGAAAGTTAAATTGAGACCAGCACAACAAATAGAAATTGGGGGGAAAGAGTCAATGTCACAACCCAATCCAACCCAATCCAATTCAAATGAATCTGTAAATGAAAACATATTACAGATGGCAATGGATTACTGTTGGAAAACAGACAATATGAGTATGGTTAATATCAATTACATATATCAGACATTTCTTCTTTTCGGTCAATTATCAACAGAAACACTCAATAGGGTTGATGAAGTCATAAAAAATAAGACATTAACCAGTCAATTAACTGAAAGATGATTTGACTTCAAAAACAGAATAACTTATATTTATATTTGTAGTCACAACGGTGACACTTGGCAAGACACCATATGTTATTATGATGAATAGTTGTTTATTTTTTTCAGATGGGGGGAGTCAATGTCTTGTCAAACTCTGTATTTAATATTTTAAAGGTTCTTTACTCCCCCCATTATTTCATTCACAATATTTCACATTATTTATAGATATGATAGAAGACGCATTACTCAAAGATTACTTCAAACTTACACCACAAAGAAAGGTTGAAGTTATGGAGGTTGTATGTGAAAAACTACACGATGCTTATACCTTACTTGAAATTACAACAGGTAAGAAACATGCGAGACAAGTATTGGAACATACACTATCAACGGAGATGAATAAATCACTCCAAGATGAAAACTATGAGTATGCTGAAATAATAAACCAACTCATCCATTATATGTCAAATGCCGTTGATTGAAAGACAACCAAGTGAAAGAAGAGATAAGTTCATCCAAAGATGTATGGGTGACTCAAAGATGGTAAGTGAATTCCCTGATAATCGTCAGCGTTATGCTGTTTGTATTTCTCAATCCAAGAAGTAATGAATATACCAAAATTAGAAAAACCATACCATTACGATGGTGGAAATTATTATGAAAATCCAAATGATTATCAACAATCCATTCAACAGTTAATTAACAATGCCGTGTAATTGTAAGAATAATGTCCTAAAACGAGCAAAGAACCTCTTAAATGGACGCAAATGGGAAGAGTTGGATGATATAACCTCTGGACAAATTGAAGGTCTCTATTTGGAGCAATTCAAGTCATATGGTTCAGAGGAACAAATAATAAACTGGTTAAACCAAAAATAATGAACCAAGAACAAATCAAATCGTTAATAAGACACTTACTAACAGCGGTAGGTATATTACTAACCCTATTGGGGGTAGATAAACTAATTCCGGTGATAGAATACCTTCAAGGAAACTTGGATGGATTATTCGCAGCAATAACAACCATCATAGGTATTGTTATGACTGTCATCGGATTCTTCAAAGATAAGGATAGATGGCAAAAATCGGAAGACCAAGTTTAACAACAGATAAATTGGTAGAGAGGGGGATATGGACTCCTGACTGGCAAAACAAAATTATTGAGTTGGGGAAACAAGGAAAAACCAAAACTCATATAATGGAAGAGATGATGCTTGCCAGACAAACATTCTATAGATTATATGATTCTGATGAAACCTTCAGGCACACCGTCAATAGGGCAATGGTATTATCACAGAATTGGTGGATAAATATTGCCCAAGAAAGATGGTTAAATGGGAAGGAAAAAAACATCAACTCAAACCACTGGTCACTTATGATGAGGAATATGTTTAAGGAGGATTGGTCAGATAGAAAAGAGATGGATGTGACGACACAAGGAGAGAAATTAAAAGATAGTGATATTGTGGTTAAGGTCATCCCCCCAAAGGATTTAGATGGAGATTCAGACGACTAAAATATACCTTGATATTGAGAACGCCCTTCAGGAGAATAAACGATATATTTTCTTGAGGGGTTCTTCTCGTTCTTCAAAAACAACAACAGCATTACAACACCTCATCGTTACAGCATTATCCAAACCCAATACACTCATCACCATTGCCAGAGAAACTCAGGTGTCTATCAAGAATACCATTTTAATGGATTTTAAGGGGGTATTAACGAACTTAAACTTATGGGAGGACTCAAGATATAACAAAGTGGAAATGGTCTATAAATTCCCCAATAATTCAATCGTTAGATTTATTGGTCTTGATGACTCCACTGGTAAGTTAAGGGGACTCAAATCTGAATATGTAATGGTGGATGAGGTCAATACAGTATCTATGGAAGCATTCGTTCAGTTGGATATAAGATGTGAGAAATATATCATCGCAGCATATAACCCCGAAATAAGTGAAGACTGGTGGGGATTGGAATATGAGAAAAAAGAGAATGGGTGTATGATACATAGTTCTTGGAGAGACAATCCATTTCTTGATGACAGAATAATACAATCCATCAAAGAACTAAAAGAACTTGACCCTGATTTATATCAGATATATTCTGAAGGAAAGATTGTACCCCCAAGAGAAAAGATATTTGTGAATTATGACAAATATACAGAAGAACCAAGATACAGAGAAAGATACATAGGTTTAGACTGGGGTTTCGCAACAGACCCTTGTGCTGTGGTGGAAGTGTTAATAAATGATAAGGATGTGTATTGTAAAGAATTGTTATACCAAGCAGGAACAACCAATGAAGACCTGATATTCATTCTAAAAGAATTGGGTATAGACAGAGAAACACAAATTGTTGCTGACTCATCTGAACCCAAGTCAATACAAGATTTAAGAAGGGGAGGATTCAATATAAGGGGTGTAAAGAAAGGTTCAGGGTCTGTGTTATATGGGATTCAAAAGATGAAACAAAAGAGAATACACATACACGAGGATTCACTTAATTTATACAGAGAGTTTAGTGAATTGAAATTTAAGAAAGATAGGTCAGGTCGTGTCACAAACACTCCAATAGGTGATGACCACCTGATAGATGCCGTAAGATACGTCATTACAGAGTTCGCAGATAAACCAAAAACAACATATCATTTTATATGATTTATAATGAAAATTGTTTAGATACTATGAAAAGGTTGGAAGATAATACAATAGACCTTGTATTAACTTCACCCCCTTATGATAATATGAGAAAGTATGGTGGAGGTAAGAATTATCACCAAAGGTTAAAAGACACAGGTTATTCATTTGAGTTTGAAGAAATAGCACAAGAACTAACAAGGACATTAAAAGAAGGGGGAGTAATAATGTGGAACGTTCAAGACCAAACAATAAAAGGTTCAAGGACAGGTAATAGTATGAGACAAGCATTATATTTTATGGAAGAGTGTGGATTATTTTTACACGACCACCTTATTTGGTATAAGACAGGAACACCATTTCCATCAATATACCGATACAGAAATGTATGGGAGAATATGTTTATATTCAGTAAAGGTAAACCAAATACATTTAACCCCATACTCAAAAAGAATAAGACAGGGGGTGATGTAAGAAATCATAGAAGAGAAAGAAACCATAACGGAGAATTAACAAGAGTAGATAGAAAGATTAAGGTCAAAGAGTATGGTATAGATGATAATGTGTGGTATATATCAAATCATTTCAAAAAAACAGATATAAGAAGAATAGAAAGTCATCCAGCAATTATGCCAGAAGAAATTGCAATAAGACACATAAAGAGTTGGACTAATGAAGGTGATTTGGTATATGACCCTTTTAATGGTTCGGGGACTACCACCAAAATAGCAAAGCAATTAAATAGAGAATATTTGGGTAGTGAATTAAACAAAGATTACTATGAAGCAAGTTTAAAACTTATGAATAATATACAAATGAAATTAGTATGAAAATATTATTGGACGATAAAGAATACGAATTGGGTGACTTGACATTGTCACAATATATGAAGGTGAAAGAGATTCAATCATCAGGTCAGAATATGACAGATGCTGAATTCATATCACTATTAACCAATATCCCCTTAGAGGAGATAAGAGAAGCAACCATACCCCAAATAAACTTTGTATCAAAGGTCTTGAATAGTTGGTTCTCAAACTTAACAACCAAACAACCCCTCAAACAAATAATAAACTATAAGGGTCATGTGTTGGGTCTTACACAACCATCGCAAATGAGTTGGGGAGAATTCACGGATTTAGAAATATTGGCATCTCAAGAAAAACTCAACCTAAAACATTTGGCAGCAATCCTATATCGTCCTTGTGAAACGTTTAATGTTGAGACCCTTGAAAGAAAGATTGTTAAATACAATTATGATGAATGTATGGAAAGAAGTAAGGATATGGACGATTTTCCAATAGGAGACATATATTCAGCAATTTTTTTTTTTATGAAATACGCTCAACTACTTACCGACAAGCATCGGAACTCTTTGGGGGACAAGAGGAAGACGATGAAGGAGTTGCTCCACCTGATGAAAGAACAAAAGAAGAAAAACTCAAAGACCTAACAGATT